CCGCAACTGGACGGCCAAAGCCAGCAGCTGATCCGCTACCACCGCGCCGTCAGCCTCTACGCTAAGGCCGAACTGGTCGAGCGCTACCGCGACTTCGATACGACCACCGCAGGCGGCAACCAGGCGGACGAACTCTCGCCCTCGATCGGCGAACTGCGCCGGGACGCGCTGCATGCCGTGCGCGACATCCTCGGCACATCGCGGACCACGGTGGACCTCATTTGATGGCCTCCGCTCAGCGCCTCCGGTCCAAACAGGGCGACACGCTCGACCAGCTGCTCTGGCGCGAAGCCGGGCTGGGACCAGGCGAACTGACGCGCGTGCTCGATGCCAACCCCGGCCTTGCCAACAGCGGAAAGGTGCTGCCGCTCGGCACCGTCGTCCTGATCCCGGCGACCGCGATCACTTCCACCAGCGCGAACCGCGTGCTGCCCCTCATCCAGCTTTGGAGCTGACACATGGAACTGCGCCCCATTTTCGAAGCCGCGGCTGAATTTCTCGGCTCGCTTTCGCCCTCGCTGATCGGCTCGGCCGTCGCCCAGGCATGGAAGCCCGGCCTCTCCTACCGCCAGCGCTTCGCCCAGTGGGCGATCGGTTCGACGGTCAGCTATTACGCCACGCTGGCCATCGTCGCGCTTACCGGATGGGGCGGCCTCGTCTCCCAGTCGATCGGCTTCGGTATCGCCCTGCTCGCCTACGACGCCACGCCCAAGCTGGCCAGGGCCGCGATTGACACGCTCGCCAGCCTCCCGGCCCGCCTCGCCGACCGCTTCCTCCCCAAGAAGGACTGACCCTATGACCGCCAAGCCGCGCCGCGCGCTCGCCAATCCTGCCGCCTTCTTCGCTTCGCTCCGCTCGATCACCGGCGGCCTCGATCAGAAGCAGGTAAACATCGTCAACGCCATCATGGCATCCGCTTCCGCATGGCCGGTGGGCTGGCTGGCTTATGCGCTCGCCACCGCCTGGCACGAGGCCCGCTTCACCCCGCAGCGCGAATGGGGCCTCGGCAAGGGCAAGCCCTACGCAGCCCCCGGCAAATTCGGTCAGCCGCAGTACGGTCGCGGCCTCGTCCAGCTGACGTGGGACCGCAATTACGAGTGGGCGGACAAGGCGCTCGGCCTCAAGGGCGCCCTGCTCAAGAACTTCGATCTGGCCCTCGATCCGGATCGGTCGGTGCGGATCCTCATCAAGGGCATGGAAGACGGCGCGTTCACCGGGCGCAGCCTCAGCCGCTACATCGCCGACACCGGAACCCGCGACCAGTTTGTGCAGGCCCGCCGCATCATCAACGGCATCGACCGCGCCGACGACATCGCCGACATCGCGGAGAAGATTCAGGCCGCGCTGATCAGGGGCCGGTGGGCGTGACCCTCGGCCTCTCCCACGTCATCCTTGCCGGGGCGCTCACCGCGAGCGCTGCCGGTATCGGCGGTTTCTTCTACGGCGCCAGCGTCGGCGCCGCGCAGGAACAGGCCGCCCAGAAGCGCGCCGACGATGCCGCGCGCGCCGAGCGTGACCGGCTGCAAGACCAGATCGACGCCTCCACCGAGCGCAGCCAGGCGGCCGAATACGCCCGGCAGACCAACGTCAGGAAAATCTACCATGAAAGCCAGAAGGTCATTGAGCGGCCGGTGTATCGCAATGTCTGCGTTGATGCTGATGGCGTCGGCCTGCTCGACCGCGCGGCCCACGTCGCAAACGGCGCGGGTGTCGCCCGCCCTGCTGGCGCCGCCGCCGGAACTCCCCATGGTCCAGCGCAGTAGCACCGGCGAGATGACCGGCGCCGACGCGCATTCCAGCCTCACCGCTCTCTACGATGTCGCCGGGCAGATCCGCGCGGCCTATATCGAACTGCAGGGGCAGGTTCGCACCATGCTGACGCCGGGCGCGGGGGGGACCGATGCGCAAGGCAAATGATCTGCGCCGCTGGCTTACGGCCTATCTGCCGGACCTGAAGAAAAACCCGGAGAATCTGAGCATCTACATCGACGCGGGCCAGATCAACGCCCGCCGGTCGAAGACGCTGTCGTTCTCGTACAGCTATGCGCTCAAGGTCACGATCTTCGACTTCGCCGACGATCCGGACACGCTGATGGTCCCGATCCTCGCATGGATCGAGAAGGAGCAGCCGCAGCTGCTGCAGCGCGCCGACAGCCAGCCTTTCGGCTTCGAAGCACAGCCGCTCGACACAGAGAAGTTCGACATCGAGATCGCGATCGACCTGACCGAGCCGGTGCTGGTGATTCCCCGGCCGGACGGCAGCGGCTACGACGTCGAACATATCCCCGAACCCAAGTTCCCCGACGGCTTCGGGGGCGTGCACGCCTCCTTTCTCCAAGGCTTCGGCAACACCGAACTGCTGGTGGAAACCGAGGATCCTGAAGCCGTACTCACGCCTGCCGTGCCGCCCGCCGCATGAGCGACGATCTCGCCGAACTGGAGCGGGTAGCTGGCGCTCTCTTGCGCAGCCTGTCGGCGGCCGAGCAACGCGGCCTGATGCGCCGCATGGGCCGCGACCTCGCCGCCAGTCAGCGCCGCCGCATCGCTGCCCAGCAGCAGCCGGACGGCAGCGCCTTCGAGGCCCGCCGGGAGCGGACGCCCGCGCAGCCGGGACGCGGCCCGGCATGCTTCCTGTATCCTGCGGGCGGCGGCGAACCACGCCGCGTCCTGATGAAGAGTTTCACATGGGGCAGCGGGCGCATGCTGACCGGCTTCGACCTCGAAGCTGGCGCCATCCGCTCATTCGAATTCGACAAGATCGTGAAGTGGCTCCCGGTGCCCGAGGAGCATCGCGGCGGCAGCGCCGCGCGCAAGCGCCCTGCCCGCATCCGCCGCCGCGCTATGTTCCGCCGCCTGGCCACGGCGCGATTCCTGCGCAGCGGCGTGGACGATCACGGCGTCTGGGTCGGTTTCACCGGCAAGGTCGCGCAGATCGCCAGCGTTCACCAGTATGGCTTGCGTGACAAGCCTTCGCTGCGTGCGAAGGCCGTGCCGTATCCCAAGCGCGAACTTCTGGGCCTTATCGCCGCCGACAGCGAACGCTTGCTTGATCTGCTTTTTGATCACCTGGCCGCTTCGTAGCGCACGTGACACAACAAGAGTCGGGGCTATTTCTAGGCGCCTGCTCAGCTCCCAACCTCGTCGTTCGAAGCATCATGTGCCGATCTTGAAAGCAGCCGCTGCCCACCACTTATCGCTTGACACATTGTCCATTATGACGACGTCTCCGGGCCACAGTCGGGCACGAGAACCTTGGCTACGTAGCCCTCGCACCAAACGCCGTTGAAGCGGCGTCCCGTACCATCGGCGCAACCATGCCGGTCAGGTGCATAGCAGCGGCAGCGTGGCGGTCTTGCGATGCCCGTGAGGAAAACCACCGGCAAGGACTGTGATCACAAAACGCCATCTTACGGGATCCCTGCCGATTCAGACCGCTCTAAACCGTTCAAATCAGCTCGCCGCCCCTCTGCTGCCTTGATTTCACCACTTGTGAGCTTAAGATTTCCAGAAATTAGGGGGATTTATGGCGTTTGCAGACCTTGAAGCTAATGACTTTGGCTATTTAAAAAAGTCGATTGAAGACGGCAGGGCGATCATCGTGCTTGGCGCGGGGGCATCTGCAAGCAGTAGCAACAAAGCTGGCCCTGTTCCCGTTGGATCAGGGCTTTCAAAACTATTGGCTGATCGAGCAGGCTTGCCATACGACGGCGAAGCTCTCGCAGACGTCCTAAGTGCAGTAACACCTGTTTTAGGCGACGCAGGCTGCCTGGCGTTATACAAAGAACGCTACCTTGGCGTTAATCCCGCGCAAGATTTGCAAGACCTTTTTTCGTTTGCGTGGAAGAGGATCTATACTTGGAATATTGACGATAGTATCGACAATATTTCGACGTTTAGGGCACAATCTCATTCTATATTCAATGGCATTGAAGACAAAATAGCAGAACCAATTGGTCCTCAACAGCTTCAAGTCATCTATCTTCACGGCCAAATCGTAAAGCCTGAAAAAGGCCTGATAATGACAGAAGTTGATTATGCCAGAAACATTAAAAGCGATAGGCACTTTTGGTATCAGGAAGTAGCTAGAGACTACTTAAAATATTGTCCGGTTTTTATTGGATCGGCACTCAATGAACCCATACTAAAGGCCGAATTAGAACGAGCAAAGCGTCAAGGGATATCGACGCCGGGCAAATGCTTTGCCATTACGCCTGATAAACTATCCCCCATGATAAAGGCCGCGCTAAATGCGCGTGGAATTGCGCACGTCGAGGGCACTTTGCTCGATTTTGTTGATTGGTTGAAAATTCAGTATCCTGGTGGACTGACGCCCAAAAAAATAGTGGCCAACACCAATAGCTTTGATTCAAACGCCTTGCAGCTTCTAAAGCCAGCTGACTTGGAGGCCGCGCAG